CGTCCTTGCTCATCAGTGTGAGCACGCTTCTCTTCAGCATCCCATACTGCTTTGATTGCTTTCTTCTCAGACTCGAAGCCTTCAAGAGTATATGAAAGCTGATAGTCCATGCTAAGAACTTCATCTTCAGGTACTTCCATTTGGACTTCATCATGTACGTTAGCCACGAAAGCTGGATAACCAAACTCATCTAATGCTACTCCCTCTGCCAGCATATTGTCTTCAGCAATGCACTCCCCATACTTCATGACCAGAGAGCCTGTCATCTGCAACAACACATTGAGTGCTGTGTGCATGATTAGCTTGCCACCCTTCTTACGGATACGACCCCATCGACCATCAATAGCTTGGAGGTAACCAAACTTCTTACCCGCCTGCTCACACCGCTCAATCAGTAATGCCAATGCTGGAAGCTCTGCTTTGAACTTGTTGATACATGCTTCCATAGCTGAGTGACTTATACCAGCAAGACGTGCAAGTCCTCCAATACCAGAACCATACAAGAAGGCATAAATGAAGGTTTTAGCCATATCACGAGTGGGTAATCCAGCCTTAAGCTGGTTATGGGTGTGGATGTCACCATGAAGTATGATTTCTTGATAAACAGCATCTGCCATGAAGTGTGCAAGCATTCGTAGCTCAAGACCTGCTCCATCACATCCCAGAATTTTATATCCCTTACGAGCAATGAACAGATGGCGTAATGGAAATAATCCACGGGCAGGTATGTTGACCACGTATCTGTGGCGCATACGGAACGTGTTGGTGCCGATGCTGAATGCAGCAGCAGGGACACGCCACTCTTCTTCATCATTGGTAGGCCACTCCTTGAACTTCGCATAGTACTCTCCAGCTGTCATGTCATACTCACGGCTGTAAGCTACAGCCAGCAAGCCACGGCACTCGTGACGCCCATTAAGCTGCTTGGGCCACTCGCCATTCTTGTGGAACTTCTCAAGGTCACCTTTGTTAAGGATGACTGAGCGACGTGAGCGGTAGACATAGTAGCTAACTATCTTCTCTGCCCACTCAGGGACACTACCATTAGCCGCCCAAGCTTTCAGTGACTCTTCATCAATCTTACCTGACCAAGGGTAGCGAAGCTCACCATGCTCATCGAGATAATCTTGCTCAGTCTCAGTGTAGTTGATGCCCACCCATCCACGAGGGTAAAGAACCTTCTCCTTAACATAATCAGCTGACCCTATGCCGGGTACTTCATATGATAAAGGGGTGAACGGTCCGTCAACTAGCGGATCTTTTGTATCCTGCTTGGTGCCCCTCATCTCAGGGAACACTTTTTGCAATGACTTACTGTAATCCCCCTTCGCTGTTGTCAGCTTCCACTGAGTAGCAAGCTTACCAATGCGCCTGTCAGCCTCTGGCTTCATCTGCATAATGCTGTGGATGCTGTTGAACCACTGCTTCATTAGTGGCTCTGGCATCCCAGCTTTGATACCTGAGTTGTAGCGTAGCTTAAGTCTATCAAGGGTGTAAGGGTCCGTGACTAACTTGGGAGGGATGAACGGTGCAACCGCATTGGCGATAGATAACATCTCAGCATCAAGGGTCTCATAGTCTTTAACGGCCTGAGCCATATCGAACCTGAAACCACGCTGCTCCTGACGGGCAATCATCATAGCCACCTGAACCTCCATGATATATGCATCATGGATTGTGCAGCCTGTATGCTTGTTAGGCCCACGTGCTACATGCTCAGCCCAGTCACCTTCCATAAGATACCGAAGCATATCGGCACCTATGGCAACGTCCTCTGTGTTACGGACAATCATCTCAGGTGACAGGTGGCTCCAGTCATCATGCTCGGGCTTATGACGGCCCATGCGGATACCGTGAGCTGCGATGCTGTGTGGCCCTGTGGCTCCCAGACCTTGGCTATAAGCCTTGTGGTCCAGTGGGCGGTCAGGATTAAGAAGCTGGCTAAGTATCATTGTATCCATCAACCAGAACGGGAACAGATTAGTAGCTTTCTTATTCTTACGTGACTTCAGCCAATCCCATTTGATTTCTGGGTAAATCTTCTCAAGTACAATGGCATCAAAGCCTACGGCATTCTGGAAGCAGACAGCCTCAGCCTCTGCAATCATCTTGACGCCATCAATAATCAAGCCATCTTGGTCCCCTTCCAGTGGTCCCAAGTCTACAGCGTTAATGCGGTCCTTGTGCTCATCATAGAATACAAAGACCTCACCACTAAAGTAATCCTGCAAGGTGATAATGTGGATGTCCGAGGGCTTCTTGACCGCTCTAGTCAAACCTACTGACTCAATATCACCTACAAGAAAGCGGCCTACACCGCTCGGCATCTCTGTGTGCATCTGTTACTCCTATTTGATTACCAAGCGACATCCGCAAATGGGTCAGCTAAATCACGTTTGTTTGGATATAGGTCTGGGAAGAAGTTCATGTGCTTTTGTTCCATCTTACTGATACGCTCTGCCGTCAGCTCATCAAGTGGCTTGATGAACACAAGCTTCTCAAGTGGGTAGGCACCAACGTACACAGGTGACTCATCAAGGCTGGGATTATATGGATACTCACCATCAAAAGTACCATCAGGTACAGTGGAGGGCAGATAGAACTGATTCATGTTGCAGTCAAACTTGCTCACAACATCAGACCAGCTCTTGCAATCATTGTAGAAGATGAGGTCCATATCCAGCTGCGGGATGTTCCAGACAAAGGCGACACGAGCATCATTAATCTCATACTCTTCATCACCATCAAATTGACTGGAAACATTAACAACACCGTGAGGCAGCAGCTTTTTATAAAGCATAGCCAGAAGACGGACCTCGGCATCATCATCCAGATGGAAGTTATATACTGCTACATCAATGTCCTTTGCTTCTACACCAAAGAATGCGTCACGCGCATAACCACCAGCTACCACACAACCAAATGTGTGCCCCTTAATAAGCTTAAGCACCCCTTCAGCTGTAATTGTTTTCACCCCGCCAGTTACTGGCGCATCTTCAAAACCCTGTAACTTATTCATAGCTAACCACCTTAAGTTGCTCAACGTTACGTCCGCTTACTGCGCACTTACCAACACCAGATACATAGATTACCTCTGCATCCAGTAGCTCTTTGACACGACCACACACAACATTGATTGGCATGTTCATGTGCTTAGCCAGCTCGCTACGAGTAGCACCCGGAGTAAACTGTAAGGTCTGGAAAACTTTCTCAGCTTGTGTCTTAGCAACACCACCACGAGTGATGTCCTGATAAGCCTGCCAACTAGTTTGTTTAACTGTCATGCTATTCACCTTTTGTTATGTCATCATAAACTTTCTTAGACTCTGATTCAGCCCAAGCCTCAGAAACTGAGTTAAAGGCTGCTGCTTGTGTAGCATAGCTTGAATAGCCCTCTTCAAAGGCGTCTTTGATTAAGGTTGCTACCTCTACTTTTGTCATGCTATTTACCTTTTTGTCCACTGTAGGAGACAAGCCCTTGCGGGCCTGCCTTATTTAGTAAGAAGCTTGTTACGCTCTTGAAGGTCCATGCCCATCTTGCTGTCACTATGAACCGCACGAGCAAACTCGAAGCTCTGACGCTCCAGCTCTGCCTGTGCCCAAGGGTCACCACGACGTGCAAGAAGCTCTAGTGTGCGCATGTCCATACCCACACGTGGGTTAGTTAAGATGCTCACAGGATTCCCTCCATCTCCAGATAGGTTACCAGCTCACGCAGTGCTTCACGTTTCATAGCACGCCACACCTCAACACAAGCAGAAGCCTCTGGCTGATTATACTTACGACCAACACGAAGCTCCTTAAGCTCTCCGTTTGATATGTATTCAGCTTGGGCCAAGACAACTTGGTCTCCATCAGTATCAGTGAAGCGAGAAGTGCTGATTACTACATTGCTGCTGGCAGTGATTGATGTACCAGTACCACCAATACCCACATTAACTTGTTCCATTTAAAACTCCGCATCTGTAATTAGATTGTCAGCAGTCTGGCGACTTGCTGAAGATTGTTTGTCTTTCTTTTCACGGCCCACTTGTGGAAGCTCATGTACACCATCAAGTGTATCGAACTCACCAGTGTCCAGATTCTTACGCATGACTACTGTGTTGCCCACGCGGTGACCAACTCCACGTGACTTAAGGTTCCTAACAAGTGTGGTGCACTTATCGGCAATTGACTCAGCTTGAGTATTACGCTCGATTCCCCAAGCACCATTAGCCCAGAAGCTAATAGAGCCTGCTCCCCTAAAGTCTGTGATAAAGACCTCACCCCCCAATTCATGGGGAGTCCGCCCCTTCTCAGGGCGCGACAGGTGGGTGAGTAGCATAATGTTGACATCTCTCTCATCCTTAAACGTGCCTATACGTTTCATGGTTTCATCAATAGCTGATGTGCCTACCTGCACCTTGCCATCTACATGATGCTCAAAGGCTGTGAGGTTATCAACTACGAAGTACTGGTAACCCAGTGCCAGTGCATCTTCCATAACTTCCATGATGACACTTACATCTTTGCTACCCTCAAGGTTAGGTATGAACAAGAGGCCGGTAGCAACTAGCTCATCTATTGTGAGGGATAATAGCTCGTAGTCATAGTCCCTAGATTCTGAGTACTCATCATCTGGGTTAGTTGGGTCCCAAGGTGGACTCATGAAGTCCTTGTTAGCCATGCGAGATGCAACCATCTTCAAGACCTCATCTGGTGAGTTCTCTAAGTAGATAGCAACCACTGGCTTGCCTTGCCTGATTAAGCTTACGATGTGACTCGTAGTTAACTCAGTCTTACCAACACCTGTACCAGCACCCCACACTGACAGGTAGCGCAAGCGCACACCAAATGTAATAGGGTTAAGTGCAGGACAGAAGTAGCTCAAGCCCATAACAGCAACTTGCTTAGCTGCATCAGCAAAGAAGGAAGCTGACTTAAGCTTACCCTTGATACGAGCTTCCGTTGGGTTCCACCATGCATCTACAAAGTCTGCGTCCCTTCCCTCTTTGAGGCACTGGTTAGCATCCTTGCACCCGCTTGGGTAGATGAAGAACTTACTCTTCTGCCGGAACAGACGTGAGGCTGCTAGGTTCAGCTTGTTACCTACATCGTCATTATCGAAAGCCCATACAATTTCCTCGAACTGGTCAAGGTACTTGCGGTTAGCTACGATTTCCTCTAAGCAAGTCTCACCTCGGGTTGGTGACCATACATGTACAAGCTTAAGTCCATCAAGAGACTTCAGGCCCTGAAGCTTATCAAGCTTGTTGATAGACTTCACAAGCATCTGCTGAGCTGCCATGGCATCACACTCACCACCAACTACCAGCAGTTTACCCATCTTACCCTTTCGGAATACACCAGAGTCCATCACCTGCTTGGTTGTGTGCATACCAAACATGGCAATGTCAGCACCGAAGCGCCTGCCCAGATGCCCGGACATAAACTCTTTAGGTAAGGTACGTGCCTTAGCTCCTATAACCTCTAGGGTCTCTTGTACATGCACGGGGTAGTAATGGCGGTTAATCTTACCAGCATCATCGTGACCAACACGCACGTCATACAGCTTGGCAATAAGCCCATGAATGCCACGGTCTTCCAAGGAGCGAATCTTAAGCTCATTGAACCAATTAACATCCAGTGCCCACTCATCATGCAAGCGCTGCTTCTCTTCATCATTAAGCACTTCATAACGGTCAGGTCCGCGCATACCAGCCATAGCTAGTTGTCGTGTGAACTCATCCTTAATCTTGCCATCTGATAACAGTTTGCGGAACTGCTCTGGTGAGTACTGCACCTTGCCATCAATCTCACGGTCAAACACAGGGTCTGTACCATCAGGTGCTACATAGTAGCGTTCATGGCTATCATGGTTATGGGTGTGGATACAAAGCTTGCCGCCATCCTCAAATACCATGAGGTACTTACCGTGCTTGTCAGCTCCGTTCTTCTGGCACTCAGGGCATGGTAGGTTCATTACAACAGACATAGTTAACCCTCGTACTGAATGTAATAAGCGCCCTGATTAACTACACTATCTGGTGAAGTTAAGAAGGTTTCCTTTGAGCCACCGCCACGCTGTGTCTTGTCACGCTTACGCATACGGTCACGTGACTCTAGGTCCTTAGCACCAAAGCCGGTCTTAGGCTTCTTCTTAAACTTAACTACTTCTGCGTTACCTTGCATATGCTGCTCCAGCTTGTGAATGTTATTAATCTATTGTGAGTTTTAATCTGTCCACTGTAGGAGACAAACCTTATAGCTTCTATCTTATCTCTTCTATAGAAGAGAATAAGAAGATAAACCTTATGCTTACTAAGCTTCTGTAAGCTTCTATAGCTTACTGTAACTTACTAATACTTACTTAGCTTGCTTCTAGTGTGAGTGTTAATCTAAACCTGCAATTCTTTAAATCCTGACCGGCAATCACCCGCCAGCTTTCTCAGATTTCACGTAGCGACGGCTGTTGTATCAGTTAACTAGTACAGTATATGATAATTATTCTCAACAACCCTTGTCTCCTACAGTGGACAAACACGTAATGATAACTATTATCAAATACCGGCTGTGGACAAATTTCTGTGACCGGGAATACAAAACAAAAAGGCCACCTCCCGAAGGAAGTGGCCTGAGTTTACTGAGCTGCTAGCAGCCCCTTAATTACCTGTAGGTTACTGTATTGTGAAGGTACATAGAAAGCTTCTGAGCTGTCGTGAGCAAACAAGATGTACTCAACGGTAAGCTCGCCTATCTCTGGGTCTAACTTACCGAGAGGTAATGTAAGCTTTCGTGGTACTGCGTCCTCGCTCCACTCAATGGCTCTGCCAGCTGCTGCACCTAGTAAGATTACAAGTCTCATTTAGTCTCCTTAATTTTTCGCAGGATAAACTCTTTGACCTCTCTAGGGGACTTGCTTGCAAGCTTACTAAAGGTATCTTCGCTTGTGGCAAAACGAATTAAGGAAAGGGCATCAATGGCACTCAGGTCCGCCAATCCACCGAAGTGGGCAATGGCTGTTATTGTTTCCATCTTAGCC